GCGATGTCCCGGGCGTCTGCGTTCGTCTGTGCGTTGACGGTCACGCTGCCGGCCATGTCGGCGGCACCGCTGTGGTTCGGCTCGACGCTGGCTCCACGCGGGAGACGCACGAGCTCCTTGCCGCGCTCACCCACGACCGCCCAACCCTCATGGGTCATGCTGCCGCCCATGGCGAGACGTGGGATCGGGTTGTCCGGGAGGTTCACGTCCGGGATCGGCCCCGGGAGGCTGATCTTGTCCGGGATCGCGTTGTTGATCCGATCGACGACGTTGCGGTTGAACAGGTCCTTGAACGTGTTCCAGAGCCCGGAGACAAGATCGGCCGCGAAGCCAACCGCCGAGGTCAGCGCGCTCTTGGCGCCGTTCATCAGCGCCGTGAAGATCGACACGCCGGCTCGCCTAATCGCGGGGATGACAGCGAGCAGCAGCCGAGGCAGAGACGTGATCGTGTTGACCACCTCGCTGGCGAAGCCGGAGACGATCCCCTTGATGCCGTCCCACGCTCGCTGCCAGTCGCCGGTGAACACGCCGATGAAGGTGTCCCAGATTCCCTTGATGATCTCGAAGGCGTTCTCGATGCGAGCCTTGACGATGTCGAAGACCACGCGCACGACGCGCATGATGTCCTCGCCCCACGTATCCCAGATCTCCGTCACGACGGCGACGACGGTGTCGATCACCTCGCGGATGTCCTCCATGGCCGACTCGACCTTCGGAGCGAGCTCCTCCTGGTACCACGCGACGAGTCGCTGTACCGCGGGGCCGATGGCGTCCATGCCCTGGAGGATGAGATCGAACAGGCGGGTCGCGACCGGCATCAGCTGGACGAAGACCTTGTTCTTGAGCTCGTTCCACCTGTCGGAGAACGAAGCCGTCGCAGCAGTCTGCTCAGCGACGAGTCCGGCGCCCTCGCCCAGGAGACCGTTGAGGGTCTCGAGGCTCAGAGCTCCGGATGAGATCGCGCCAGCGAGCGCGGGACCGGCGGACGGACCGAAGGCCTCCATCGCGAGACGGGTCGCATCGGTCTGCGACTCCGCGTTGCCGATCTGCTCGATGAGGTTCTCGAGCTCTTCCTTCGGGTCACCGCCGGACTTTATCACGGTGTCGAGGAACCGCTCGACGCCGGGCTGCGCCTTCCGCAGATCGACGCCTGCCTTGTCCAACGAGCCCAGGATCGCGGCCGTCTCCTCGATGGAGAAGCCGAAGTTGTTGAAGACGGCGCCACCCTTCTCGAACCTGGTGAACAGGTCGTCGACAGAGGTGCCGGTCGCCTGGCTGATGCGGAGGAAGTCGCCGAGCAGCTCGTCGGCGTTGAGCTCCTCACCGAACTGCTGGGTCAGGCCTTGCAGCTTCTCGGCCACGTCTGTGGCGGAGGTCTCGGTCAGACGGTTGAAGTCAAGGATGCTCTCAGTCGTGTCCTCGAGCGCGTCGCCGGTCAGGCCAAGGAAGGTGTTGACGTCGGCGATGGCGTTGGACACGACCTCGCTCGAGTCGGGCACGGACGAGAGGACGTCCTTCGCAGAGTCGAGCAGGTCGTCGAGTGCCTCACCCGAGGCGCCCGTTCCCTTGACGATGTTCTGCCGCATCTCGTCGGCGGCCTGGCCGATGCTGAAGAGCGCGGTCGCGCCGACAGCGAGACCTCCGGCCAGAGCAGCGCCGGCGGCGGCAGCGGAGGGCTTCAGGCGGCCGAGTATTCCGTCAGTATCGGAAACCGCCTTACGAAGGCCTTGCGTGTCGCCCGTGATCGTGAGGACAATTGGCTTGGCCATCGGGACCTCAGTTCATGACCGGAACCCGCTTGGCTCCGCGTGGAGCCGGCGGGGGTGGCTTCTTGCTCTGCTTCTGCCCTTGCTCGAGCAAGTCGAGGAGAAACTGGACGTCCCTCATCGGGATGCGGGCGGTCTCAGCCCACGCCATGTGGTAGTGCTTGGCGAGCAGCGCCCGGGCGATCAGGAAGTCTCGCTGTCGCCTTCGGAAGGGTCACTCGCGTCGTCCTCCACAATGTTGACGCCGGCCTGGAGCTCGGCGAACTTCATCTTGCCCGCGTCCTCGAACGTGAAGGTCGGGTCCTCGCGCCGGCGGCAGATCCACACAAGTGCCTGCAGTGCCTTGCCGCGAGGAGAGTCGTTGCCCTCCGGCCCGAAGAGCTGAGCGGCCGTGAGGCCGGACTTCTCTTCCAGGTCGACGACGTCCTCGATCGTGAGGTCGTCGATGTTCAGTGTGAGCTCCATAGCGCGCTCCTTTGCCTAGCGCCGGCGGCGACCACGGAGGACGCCGCCACTGAATTTGCTTTGCTCCGACTCGAGAATCCGCAGCACCTCCGAGAAGAGCTCCTCGAAGGTTGTGGTCACGATGTCGATCTTGTCCGCGAGCGCTTCGCTGATGAAGGGCTGCGGCTCGATGTTGCGCGACGACCATCCCCAGTGGATGACGCCGGCGTACGGCACTCGGGCAGCAGTCCCCGCCTTCACGGCGCCTGAAGCCTGACTACCCGAGGCCTTGATGCTCTTCTTCAGCCGGCCAGAGGCGACCGGCACGGCGTCGCCGGTTCGAGCGGCGTCGGCCACGATCTCGGCCGACTCTCGATTCGAACGCTTCAGCGCGTCGTTGAGATCCTTGCTCTTGAGCTTCCTGACAGCGTTGCGCACATCGCGCAGGCCTTCGACCTGTATCTGTGCTGCGGGCTTGGCCATCGGAAATTCCTGATCTAGGGGGTTCCCATCGCGCGCGAGTCGCGGTACAGTGAGCTCATGCTCACCAAGACCTTCATCCACCCCGACGGCGAGACCCTCGAGATCACTGTGACCGAGGGCATCAGCCTCGACTACCTCTACTCCGAGGCTTGGGACGTCCGCTTCGAGGGCGACAGCTACGGTCGCGTGGAGTACAGCCCCCGCCGCAACTGCTACCGCTGGACCCGCATGGGCGGCGGCAAGGTCAGCCGCTACACCTACGACAGCCTCGACGAGGCGGTCGACTCCCTGGTCGACCGTCTCTTCGATCGAGGTGCCATCTGATCAGAGCGCGGTGTCGGTGCTCTGGTAGGTGATCACCATCGCCGCGTCAGTACCGTTATCCAGTACTTTGAAGGGCAGCGTGATCATGGGCGTGTCGCCGGAGAGCGAGACGACGGGCTCGGACGGGCCGTCGTACTGGCACGCGGCCATCGTGACCACGATCTCCTCGTTGTAGGCGCCCTCGATGTTGGCGCCCGTCCAGGTGAAGACGATCGGGATGATGGTGCCGGCGACGAAGTCGTTGTACTCGACCTGGCCGTCCCACTCCATCGTGATCTCGCCCGTGAACGAAGGCACGCCGGTGCGGATGGGCTGCTTCTTCAGAGCGGACTGCCGGAGGAAGCGGCGGTCGGTCTTCAGGCCGAGGTCCGCCGAGACCTGGACTGACACGACGTCCGTGTCCACAGAGTCGAGCGTGGCCTTGGCCATCGTCCAGTCGAAGGGCGTGTTGCTCGCCGCGTATGTCGGAGTGCCGTTGCCGGTCGAGGTGTCGACGTCCTCGAAGTCGAGGTCCATGCTCGCGACGAGGAGACCGCCGACGTCCTGCGAGAGCTGCCAGCCGGTGATCACGCCACCGTGATGGGTGAACGACTGCAGCGTGCCCGAGACGTCGACCCGCTGGATCTGGACCGTGAAGGCGTCGTTCGGATCGGCGGCGGTCGAGGTGGCCGTGGTGATGTAGGCCGTAGTGGCAGCCTGCTGGGTCGGACCGGAGACCGAGCCAAGCAGTGCCTGTAGGAGGAAGCCGAAGCCGGTCGTGAGCACGTCGATCTCGAGCGTGCCCTCGCCTCCCATGTTGATGTCGACCCTTCGGTCGGAGCGCAGGGTCTCCATCCCACCGCGGAACCCGACGGACTCGATGTGGTCCTTCAGGTACTGGTAGGTGTCGGCCTTGCCCTCGAACGCATCGGTCAGAGTGGCGGGTGTACCGTACGTGCTCTCCTTGCCGAAGAGGATCGCAACGTCCAGGATGGAACTCATCAGACCTCCTCGGCCTTGATCGGTCGCTCACGGGTCCAGCCCGGGAGCTTTGCCAGGCGCTTGGCCTGGGCTTCGGTGACTTCGATGGTCTCGCCTCGTGCGGCGACCACCTCGCGTCCGTCGATGACGACGGCGACGTTGGCGTGCTTGCCGTTGTATGTCACGTTCACAGGATGCGCCCCTTTCCGACGATCTCCATGGTCGCGAGCGTCTGCGGCTGGTCGCCTGTCTCGCGGGTGCTGAACTCGATATTGCGGACCATCACCCAGAGGAGGTTGGTCGTGTTGCTCACCTTCGGGTCGTCGGCGATCATCTCCTCGATGATCGTGACGATGGCCGCAGCGCGGGTCTCAGAGAGCTCTGGGGTCGCTTTCGAGTTGACCTCGACGAAGAGCTCGATGGTGAACTCCTCGTCGCGCCTCTTGCGTCCTGAGCGGAACGAGGCGGGCTCCTGGAAGACCTCGGTGGCCTTGCCCAGGTAGATGAGCTCAGGCATCGTCCGGTCGCCGGGAGCGCCGTAGAAGACTCCGACGCCGGAGATGGCTTCAGCGCCGATCGCCGTCTTCAGTGCGCTCTTCGTGGCTACGGCGGTTGTGCCTGCCATTGATCACCTCACGCGATTGACGGGCCGATCTGCTTGCGGCGGTTCAGGATGGCGTCGACCTGCGGCAGCCCAGTCGGGTAGCGAGTGCTGGGCTGAGCGAGGCGGATGGAGCCGAGCTCGGTCGTCATCATCACGGCTCGATCGTCCACGCGGGAGATCAGGTCGATGACGTACTGCCGAGCGAGCGTCCTCGCGACGAACGCGATGTCGTCCGGGACGGAGGTCGTGATGCCGGCGGTTCCGGCGATGACGACGTTGCGACCGGGGTAGGTGTACGTGAACGTACCCTCGTCCCGGAGGACGAAGCCCTCGGGGAAGAGCGCCCAGCCGCTGTAGGTCTGCGCTGTTCCGTCGACGGTGCAGCTCGTGATCGAGCGCGGGAACAGAATGCGGCGCCCGTCGAACGGATCGGTCAGAGTGAGCCGAGACGTGCCGGAGCCGTCGATGGTGAGCGAGAAGGCGTCCGCCTCCCAGCTCGTCCCGGTGTACTCGTCGATCAGCGTCTTCGCCCACGAGATGCCGTCGTTGATGGAGGCGTCCGGGTAGTTCGTGCTGTCGCTCATGCCCTCCATCGCGCGGACGGTGGCGAGGTTTGTGTATGCCATCAGTCCTCCAGAAGGCTGGCAATCCAAGCGAGAGGGTGCTTGGCCCCTTTGCGCAAGTTGCAGGGCGGACACGCTGCGACGACATTGCTGATGTCGTGCATACCGCCTAGCGCGAGCGGCTTGACGTGGTCCATGTGGTGGTCGTCGGAGATGTCGTCTCCGCACCAGTAGCAGCGGTGCTGCTGCGACTCGAGTTGCTCGAGCCACTCTTCGTGAGAGACCGATCCGTCGCCGATGCGAGCTTTACGGCGGTGCTTCTTGTTGCGATTATGTGATCGGCGGCGGTCGGGGTTCTCCTCACACCATCGGTCGTGCAGCTCGCGCACGCGCTCAGGGTTGTTCGCAGACCACTGTTGGCTGATCTTCTTCTGTATCGCTTTGCCGCCGCGCTCGTGATACCACACTTCGCGGTAGAGTGCATGGC